GTTCAACTCCATCCGTTCAGTCCAGAAGGACGGAAGGGTGACCTTTTCCCTGACCAAGGTCGAATCAGGTGAGATGGAACTCACCCTGCGTTTGGCCAATGGTTCCGTGGAGGCCGCGGTAAAAACCGCGATCCAGTAATGGCCCAAAGAGGAGCATGGACACCCCAGAAGGTCAGGGAACGGATAAGGGTAAGCATGCTCGTTAAACGCCTTAACGATCATATAGATGACAAAAAGGCCATGAGTCAGACCCAGTTCAAGGCCATTGAACTGCTGCTGAAGAAGACGCTCCCCGATCTGGCTTCGATTGAACTGAAGGGGGATGCCAATGCCCCAGTGGCCCTGCACGTCACCGGCTCGGACGTGAATGGCTGACTTTGCCCTCACAGCCAAGCAGGAGCAGGCGCAGGAGCTTCTGAACGGCCCAGCACAGCACATCATGCTGGCAGGGGGCAGTAGGTCCGGTAAGACCTTCCTGATCATCCGCAAGCAGGTACAGAGGCGCCTGAAGGCTCCAGGTTCACGCGGAGCTGTACTGCGCTTCCGGTTTGGGCACGTCAAGCAGTCGATCGTGCACGACACGTTCCCGAGCGTGATGAAGCGGTGCTTTCCAAATATCCCCTACGAACTGAACCGCTCTGACTGGTTCGCCACGTTCCCGGGAGGGTCTGAGCTTTGGTTTGGAGGCCTGGACGACAAGGAACGCACCGAGAAGATTCTGGGAACCGAGTTTGCCGACATCTTCCTGAATGAGTGCAGCCAGATCCCGTACAGCTCACGGAACATGGCAGTTACGCGACTAGCCCAACTTGTCACGGATAACGCAGCCAAGCGCCCAGTGGTTCTCAAGATGTACTACGACGAGAACCCACCGGATAAGGGCCATTGGACCTACCGGATGTTCAAGACCAAGCAGGACCCCGAGAGTAAGCAGTTCCTGCCTGACCCTGACAATTACGCCTTCATGCAGCTAAACCCGAGAGATAACCAGGCCAATCTCTCGGCCGATTACATCAAGCAGCTTGAGGCATTGCCGGCGCGCCTACGCAAGCGGTTCCTTGAGGGTGAGTTCAGGGACCAGGCGGCAAACGCCCTGTTTTCGGATGAAGTATTCGAGCGTTGGCGCCTGATTGATGGGGCACTGCCGGAGATGCTGCGGATCGTGGTGGCCGTAGACCCTTCAGGCTCTGAGGACGAGGACAACTCGGACAACGACGAGATTGGGATCGTGGTGTGTGGCCTGGGCGTCGATGGCAACGGCTACGTGATGGAGGATTTGACCTGCAAGGTAGCCCCCGAGCGCTGGGGGAAGATTTCGGTGCAGGCATGGGAGAGGCACGCGGCCGATCGGATCGTGGCCGAAGTGAATTTCGGTGGCGCGATGGTGAGGGCAGTCATTCACTCAGCCCGCGCGCGCACGCCATTCCGCCCTGTCACAGCCTCTCGCGGTAAGACCGTGCGTTCAGAGCCAATCTCAGCGCTCTTTGAGGCCGGAAAGATTCGCATGGCCGGCTACTTCAGGGATCTGGAGGAGGAACTGTGCGGGTTTACGACCCACGGCTATACCGGGGAACGTTCGCCCAACCGGGCTGACGCGATGATCTGGGGCATGAGTGACCTATTCCCCGAGCTGTGCAAGCCCACTGAAGCTCCCAAGCCTGTCGTGCAGCAGGTCGTCCACCGTACTGACCGCACAGCCTGGATGCACCGATGAAAGAACGCGACCCCGACTTTGATGCTGTCACCCAGACAGAGATCTTCAACGAGGCAAAGGACCGACTGCAGATCTGCATTGATGCAGAGTCAGCCAACCGCAAGCAGGCCAAGTACGACCTCGAGTTCAACGAGGGGCTGAATCACTGGGACAGCCAGTACATCACCTCCGAGAGCATGGATTCCCCTGAGCTGACCATCAACCTGACGGATGCGCTGACCCGGCGCGTCGTCAACAACATGAAGCAGCAGCGCCCGCGTGGTAAGGCCCACCCGGTAGGGGAAGGGGCGACCATCGAAACGTCTGAGGTGATCAACGGCATCGGCCGGCATGTCGAGTACCGCTCCGAGGCTTCGGTTGCCTACGACAAGGGTGGCACGCTGGCTGTGATCTGCGGCTGGGGCTATTGGCGAATGATCTCGGAGTATGTGGCCCCGAACAGCTTCGATCAGGACATCCGCATCCTGCCGATCATGAACATCTTCTCGGTGTACCTGGATCCCTCGGCGATCATGCCGACCGCGTGCGACATGGGCTGGGGACTCATCTCGATCAAGATGAAGCGCACCGAGTTCAAGCGCAAGCACCCAAGGGCTGAGAATGCCTCATGGTCCGATGAGATGGGGGAGGGCGATGACTGGGAGGACAAGGAATCAATCCGCCTGGCCGAATACTTCCGCATCATAGAGAAGCCCGAAAAGCTTTATTCGCTCAGGACTTCAAAAGGGGAGGAGTTCACCCGATTCAAGTCCGAGATGCCCTCAGATGAATCTCTGGTCGCTGCTGGCATTGAGGTAGTCGATGAGCGCGATTCAGGGCGTCGCGAGGTGCAGTGGTTCCTGCTGAACGGCAGGAAGGTAGTCGATCGCAAGATCATCCCCGGTACATGGATTCCGATCATCCGTTGCGAGGGTAACGCTGCGGATGTGGACGGCAAGATCATGCGCCGCGGCATGGTCCGCGCGATGGTCGACCCACAGCGCATGGTGGATTACGGCGAGGTCGCCAAGATCAAGCGGCTGGGACTGACCCCGCAATCCCCGTGGGTGGCAGCAGAGGGCCAGTTGGACGGCCATCCCGAGTGGACGGATGCGAACACCAAGGCCACAGCGGTTCTGACCTACAAGCCCGTAACGATCCAGACCGCACAGGGGGAGATTCCACTTCCGCCGCCGCAGAGGCAGCCTCCCGCCCAGCTCGAAGCAGGCTTTGCCGAGTTCACAGCAGGCATGCGGTCAAACCTTCTGGCCGTTGCAGGTATGCCCAACGAGCCAGGGCAGGACGAGCAGGGCCAGGTGGTATCTGGGCGTGCCATAGACCGCCGCCAGCACCTCTCGGACCAATCCCATTTCCAGTACTACGACAACCAGACACTCGCAATCGCCCATACGTGGCGAATCATGCTCGAGTGGATTCCCCACTACATGTCCGAGGAGCGCATGCAGCGGATCATCGGGGAAGATGGCCAGCCCAGGATGGTGAAGATCAACGAGAAGTCCACTGACCCTGGGGTTACCGCGGTCAAGAACGACATCGACGTGGGTCGGTATGACGTGGTGATGGATACAGGGCCTGGGTATGACACCAAACGCCAGGAAGGCTCTGACTCCCTGATCCAGCTCATGGGGATCCCGGAACTGGCCAAGATCGTATCCAGCGTGGGTGCGGACCTGGTGTTCCGCTCGATCGACCATCCGTACATGCAGGAGCTCGCCGACCGTATCTCTGCGATGACGCCTGATGGGCTGAAAGAGGTCATGGAAGGCCTGCCGGATCGGGCGAAGGCCATTGTGCAGGCGCTGTCTAACGAGAATTCGCAGCTCAAGAAGGCTCTGGAACAGGCCCAGACGGATGCGAAGTACGGCATTACCAAGGCCCACATCGCAGCGACGGTCAAGGCGCACGACGTTGAGGAGTCGAACAAGACTCGCCGTCAGGACACGCAGACCAAGGCCGACACCGCGAGGTTCGATACGGTTGTGGACTCGCACACCAAGATTGCGGTGGCTGATATCGCAGCCTCTGCGTCGCTACTGAACACGCATGCCGAGGCTAAACATCACAAGGAAGAAGCCGAACGCATGATCAAGGCCGGGGAAAAAGCTGAAGGGAACGCGTAATGGGCATCACTGTCATTGATTCCACCGATTTAAGCGCGCAGGTGCAGGATGCCACGGGGGAACCGTTGGATTCTGCAACTGAAGTTGCGAAATCCACTGAAGCCCCGGAGAAGCCCGCAGAGGCGAAGGCTGCTGAAGCCACTGCCGATGAGGCTGCACTGGATGTTGAAGGCGAGGATGGCCTCACGCCTCGTCAGAAGACAGAACTAACCGAGAAGATGCAACGGGCGATCGGCAAGAAGCATCGACTGCTGAAGGACGCCGAGGAATTCGCCGCCGAGCAGTACAACGAGCGCAGGCTTGCAGAGTCCCGTGCCGAGGCCCAGGAGCGGGAAATACAGCGTTTAAAGACCCAATTGAACGGCAAGCAGCCTGAAGTGGTCGATGAGGGTAAGCCTGATCGTGCGAAGTTTGAGACCGATGAAGCCTATCGAGATGCGGTGGATGACTGGCGCGTAGACCAGAAGTTCAAGGCCAAAGAGGCCAAGGAAGCTCAGGCCCGCGAAGAGCAGCGCCAGGCTGATGTGATTGAGGCGGCCAAATCGCGCGTCGAGCGCGCAATGGAATTGGTTCCAGATTACCGGGAAGTCACTGAATCATCCGAGGTGATGATTCCTACATTGGTCAGCGGCTACATGCAGGAATCTGAGATGTTTGCTGAGTTGGGTTACTACTTCGCGAAGCATCCGAGTGAGGCAGAACGCCTTTCTGTGATGAAACCCGCACAGCAACTAGTTGAAGTTGGGAAAATTGAGAGTAAGCTATCCCCATTCGCACCCAGTGCGAAAGCTGATGACGATTCAAACGGCGCAACGCCGAGTCCTAAGCCTCCCAAGGCAGCTGTCCCCGAAACGGTGGCAACACCGAGCAAGCCCCGAGTCTCATCGCCGATCCGGCCATTGAGTTCAGGCAGCGCCGTTCAAGTCGAGAAAGACGAGAGTCAGATGGACACTCGTGAAGTGATCTCGAAGTGGGCGAAGGACAAGCGCACGGACCTCAACCGCAGGAAACGCCATTGACTCGGACTAAACAGAGTTCGGGTGCGCTTATGAGCGCGACAAGGTGTTTCGGTGGCCAATCAGCTGCTCACGATCTCGATGATCACGAACCGGGCGCTCCCGGTACTTGCAAATACATGCGTCGTTACTGACAAGTTCAACCGTCAGTACGACAAGGAATTCGGCCAGAAAGGCCGCAAGATAGGCGCGACGTGTAACGTTCGCGTACCGCCCCGGTACACCGGCACCTTCGGTCCTGCGCTCAACGTAGAGCCCTCGACCGAGACCTATGTCCCGGTGCCGATCCTCTACCAGTTCCACGTGGACATTCAGTTCAACACCATCAATATGCTGTTGGACATCGATGAGTTTGAGGAGCGGTTTATCGGCCCAGCCTGCATGGCGGTTGGTAATCGCGTCGACTCGGACGGTAGCT